GTACACGTATCATGCCTAATGGTGCAATAGTTATCATTAATACTCGTTATCACTACGATGACCTGTGTGGTTGGCTCCTAAAGCAGCAGGAAAACATGGGTGACTATGATGTTATCCCTTGGGAGGTCATTAAAATCCCTGCATGGCTAGATGAAACAGCAGCAGATCTACTGGATCTACCTGTTGGTGGTAGTTATTTCCCAGAATGGAAGCCAGATAGCGTACTCAGAGTAGATGAGAATGAAATTAAAGCTAGTAATGGCAGCAGATATTGGAACTCCCTGTATATGCAAGACCCAACACCAGAAGAAGGTGGTATTATAAAGAAAAGATGGTTACAAGAGTGGGAACAAGAAGAACCACCTACCTGTGATTTTGTAATACAAACATATGACACTGCATTCTCTACCAGAACTACGGCTGACTACTCTGTAATCCAGACATGGGGCATATTCTACCTATATGATCAGGATGATGGAGGATATGAAAGCTATGCCCCCCACTTAATCTTACTTGGTAACATCAGAGGTAGGTTTGAATACCCAGAACTACGTAAGCTTGCACAACAACTGTACAATAATAACAAGCCTGACGTATGTATGGTAGAGAAGAAGGCTAGTGGTCAGTCACTCATACAGGATATGAGAAGATCAGGCATACCTGTTATGGAATATACACCAGATAGGGACAAGGTAGCCAGAGTATATGCAGCTTCGCCAATACTAGAAGCAGGTAGACTATGGATACCTACAAATAAAAAATGGTCAGAAGAATTAATAGAAGAACTTATACGATTTCCAAATGCTGCCCATGATGATCAGGTAGATGCTATGACAATGGCTATACACTACATGAAAGAATCATGGCATCTAACACACCCTGACGATCCTGAGTATGAAGATGAACCTAAGTCTACCAAAAGTACATACTGGACATTTTAATTTGTCATATTAACTTTTGTATGGTATAATATATTCATGGCTATAAGTTAGGGGAAGATATGCGTAACTCAAAACAAAAACTATTTGAAGTACTAGACATAGAAGATGATGTTGTAGAAATGCAATATGGTGGTGGATTGTCTGACGCATACTCAACACTGTCTGACCGTAGGCAGAATATGTACGGTATGGGTCAAACTCCTTCACAGATGAGCAGTGTCTTTCAAGATCCTATGGAATCTTCAGCATTCTCTCCAGTAAATATGGAACAGGGTGGTGACATAGTAGTGCCACAAGAAAGAATGATTAATAACCAACCACACCAACTCTCCTACATAAACCCACAAGAAGCTAAACTACTTAAAGATCTAGGTGGTAGTGGTCGTAGAGTAGATGGTATCCCTGCTTATTTTGATACAGGTATGGAGAATGATTTTGAGGAAGGAACTGGTGAAACACTTAATACTGAGTTTACAGCAGAAGATCAAGCTGATGCTGACGTAGGTGCATCAAATCTACCTACAGAAGAAGGTAAAGAGCCAGAAGATAGTTATATATCTTATGATTCAAGAGGAAGAGCAATACAAGCAAAATCTCCTGCTGACATAGCTCTTAATGAAATAAATATACGTAATGCTGCCAGATTAGGAGGACAAGATTATAGAGATAGATTTGATAAGTTAGGTAAAATAGATCCTGACTCTAAATTTACAAATCTACAACTTATGCAAAGAGGAATAGATAGAGATCTTTATAATAAAGCAGGTATACCTTTAGCTAACTTTTTAGAAAATAGAGGACTAGCTACATTTGGTAAAGGTATGCGAGGAATGTTTGAAGCCTATACTCCCGGTGATGCACTCTATAGAAATAAAGAAGATGCTCCAGAAGGTTCTAAAAGAGGTGAGTATGATCCAGAAGTATTAGGAGGTAATGTTGACTTAACAGATAACCCAAATAAAGCAGCAATACAAGAATTTGGTTTTGGTATAAGGTATGCTAAGTCGGGTGACACTATTGCAGATGTAACACAATCTATGAAAGATTCAGGAAGATTTAGTGATGAACAAATTTCTAATGCTTCACAATCTCTTGGTTACTCTCCTAATTCTACAGCACAAGCATCTCAAGTTTATGACTCATTAAATGACGCTAGAGGATCTGGTATGTTACAAGGTTTGGGTTTAATTGCTGGTGGTATAGCAAATCCCGGTGGTTTTATGAATAGTCTACTGTCATCTTATGATGATAAAGGAAAAAATACGACACCTGTAGATACAGCAATAGGACAAGTTTTAGATGCAATAGGAGTAAGTGGTTTAGCTAATAAATTTGGAATAGATAAAGATAATAAAGTTGTAAGCGGAATAGGTACAGCACTTGATTTTGCACAAAGAGGACCGGGAGCTTTACTGGATATATATGAACCATCACGTAGAGGTGTTTCAAATAAGAATGAAGATATGACATCTGTTATTAATCCAGAAGTAAATCAAGATCTTATTAACTCTTATAAAGGTGCAAGAGAAAGAATAGATAAAGATAAAATTGATGCATTAGATAGTGCATATGCACAAATTATAAATAAACCAAATAAAGAATTTGGACAGATGGAATATCAAAGTGGAAGAATCACACCTGCTAACAGAACTAGATTAACTTTAGATGAAATAGAAGATAGAAATGAAAAAGAATCAGTTGTGCAGCCAACAGATAATTCTAAGAAATCTGTAAAAGAAGTAGCTAATGCTATTAAAAATGATACTCCTTCAATAAAAGCTCCAGAACAAAATATATTTGAAAGAGGTATAAGTGCTTTAGTTAATCTTTTTGGCGGTCCTGAAGCAGCTTTTAGAAATAATATAGATACATCATTTGATAGTGGTAATGATCAACCAGAGCGTAGAGTAGCTCCTCCTCTTAAGATACCTGAAGTACTATCAGCAGCAATAGAACAAGCAGAACCAATACCTGTAGAAGATTCAGGATTGTCTGCAAGAGAACTATCTTTAGGACCACAAGTAAATACTTTAATACTACAAGGAGTTGATCCAAGTACAGCAGTACGACAAGTAGGAATTGACCAAGGAGAGTTTACTGTGGCACAGATACTAAAACTTTTAGGAGTAAGTTAGACAATGGCAACTGAACGTAATCCATATGAGATGAAACAAGAAGAAGTAGCTAACGTAGTTCCAATGAAAGCAGAGGAAGAGATGGAAGCTACCTTTGAAGTTGATCCTACAGATGGTGGTGTGATTGTAGACTTCTCTTCAGAAGAAGTAACAATGTCTGCCTCAGAAGAGATTGCTGAGTGGTATGGTAACTTAACAGAAACATTAGACGATGAATACTTAGATGAAATAGCTGATCAGGTTATAGATAACTTTCAAGCTGATAAAGATTCTAGAGCAGAGTGGGAGTCTATGTTTGAACGTGGCTTTGATCTACTAGGTCTAAAACTACAACCGGGAAGTGATCCCTTTGATGGTGCATGTACAGCCGTACATCCATTGCTCATAGAGTCAGCAGTTAAGTTTCAATCCAAGGCATCAGCAGAACTCTTTCCTGCCAGTGGGCCTGTCAAGGCAAACATCATGGGTAAGTCTACACCTGAGAAAGAGATGCAAGCTAACAGAGTACAGAACTTCATGAACTTTCAGGTAACTGAGCAGATGCCAGAATACTTTGATGAGTTTGAAAGAATGCTTTTCCATCTCCCCTTGATAGGATCTGCATTTAAAAAGGTTTACTACAATGCAGCACTCAAGCGTCCTATGTCAGAGTTTATTCCTATTGACCAGTTCTATGTATCATACTATGCAACTGACTTAAGAAACGCTGACAGATATACTCACCTAATATATCGTAGTCCTATAGATATGGAACGAGATGTACGTGCAGGTATATACGATGACGTAGAATTACCAGAACCTAATCAAGAAGGATTGTTTACTGACTTTACTCGTAAACTAGATACCATTATTGGTTTGTCTCCTTCTTCTGATAATGATCCACAGTATGCATTACTAGAACAACACTGTTATCTTGATCTTGAAGATACAGGAGAATCACTTCCTTACATTGTTACAGTTATAGAACAGTCAAGGCAAGTGTTAAGTATTCGTAGAAACTATGAACAGAACGACCAGAACAAAGAGAAGCGCAGTCATTTTGTGCATTATAGATTTGTTCCGGGCTTCGGTTTCTATGGATTAGGCTTGATTCACTTCCTAGGTAACCTCACCATGAGTGCAACTGCTGCCATGAGATCCCTCATAGATGCAGGACAGTTCGCCAATTTACCGGGTGGTTTCAAGGCTAAAGGGTTGAGAATGGTCGGAGATAACGACCCAATCTCTCCCGGTGAGTTCAAGGAGGTTGAAGCAACTGGAATGGATCTCTCAAAGGCTATTATCCCCTTGCCTTATAAAGAGCCTTCCTCAACTCTATTTCAGATGTTGAATTTTGTAAGTGCTGCTGGTCAGCGTTTTGCAGACAGCACAGAGCAAGTTGTCTCTGATGCTGCCTCCTATGGACCTGTCGGAACTACAATGGCTTTACTAGAAGCCAGTAGTAAGTTCTTTAGTGCAATCCATAAACGAGTACATAAATCTCAGAAGGATGAATTTAGAATCCTAGCTAAGATAGATTATGATTATCTACCAGAAGAATATCCTTATGATGTTCCATTTGAAGATCGTAGTATATTCAAGAGTGACTTTGATGGGCGTGTTGATATCATACCAGTATCTGATCCTAACATACCTTCTAACGCACACCGTATGATGATGGCTAACATGGCATTACAAATGGCACAGCAGTCACCTCCGGGAATGTTTAATCTTGAAGCTTTGAATAGAACTATTCTACAGGCAGCTAATATGCCTAATCTAGAAGATATTCTACCACCAAAGATTGAGCCTAAACCATTAGATCCAGTATCAGATATCATGGCTGCAACTAAAGGTATACCTATTGGAGCTTTTCCAGGTCAGAATCATGATGCTCATATACAAACTAAGATGGCTTACCTTCAAGATCCTATGAATGGTGCTAATCCTATTATGAAACGTCTAGCTCCAATATTAGAAGCTAACATACAAGAACATTCAGTTATGAAGTATCAAGAACAAATGAACGGTGTAGCACAACAAGGTCTACAACAACTACCACCAGAACAACAGCAAAATCCAGCTACTATTGAAATGGTAATGGCACAAGCAGCACAACAAGTTCTTAATGCTAATCAAGCTGCTGGGATGGCTCAGTCACCTGAACAACAACTCGTAGCTCTTGAACAGGCTAAAGTAGAACTACAGAAACAGAAGCTACAATCTGATACAGTTGTACAAGCTGCTGAGATGGAACTTAAGAATAAGCAGTTAGAACTAGATCAAAACGAACAAGTAATTGATATGTTAAAAACAGGTTCAGCAGAAGACTTTAAGAAAGAAAAAGCTGAACTAGATAGAGAATCAAAGAAAGAACTTAAATCTATGGATGTTCTTGGTAAATTAGCTATTGAAGAAGAAAAACAAAATGCTGAAGATAAAAGAACTAAAGAACGTATCATGCAAGATCTTCTAGACCAATCTAATAAAGATCAAAAAGATATGGACATGAAACAACTAGAAGCATTAGTAGAACTAGCAATGAGTAAATCTAAAAAGGAGACTAACAATGATGAAGAAGGGTAAAGGATATCCAGAGCATGTCAAGAATACTGACAAGTCTTTTGGTGATCCATATGCACAAGATGTAACTGGTGGACGTAACATACGTAGTTCGCTAAACAAATGGGATGACTTCTCTTGGAAGACATCTGGTGAAGGAGCCAAACTAAAGTAATGGAAATATGGGATGAAGTAATCAAGGAATTTAATCAAGAGATTAATAACCTTAGACTTACTTTAGGTGGGGGTGTAGCTGAAGACTTCGCTCACTACCGTCAAATAGTTGGATCAATCAATAGTCTAGAGTGGGCCAGAGATAATCTAACTGATATTATTAAAAAACGAACTTATGCAGAGGATGATGATTAATGCA